AAGAAAGAAGATGAGCATCGAAAAGAATTAATGACAATTAGGGATCAGTTATCTACTCTTACAAAGACACAAGTAAGGCTCCCTAAAACAGATGAAGAAATAGATGAGTGGGCTAATAAATACCCTGATGTTGCAAAAGTAGTAGAAACTATTGCTACAAAGAAAGCAAGGGAAAACTCAAAAGATATAGAACAAAGATTAGCTTACTTAACTGAAAAAGAACAGAGAGTTAATCGTAGAGAAGCTGAGACAGAGTTAGCTAAACGTCACCCTGATTTTGACGAATTAAGAGGTAGCTCAGAGTTTCACGAATGGGCTGAAAGACAGCCTAAAATGATACAACAGGCACTTTACGACAATGAAGATGATTTTGAAGCTGCATCAAAAGCAATAGACTTATACAAGCTAGAAAGAGAAAGAGATAGTGTGGATAAGTCTTCACCAAAAGAAGCAGCTAAATCAGTTAATACTCGTAGAAAAACGAGAGAACCGAATCAAGACCCTAAAACAAAATGGTCTGAATCAAAAGTTAGAAAGTTATCAGGTAAACAGTGGGATAAGCATCAAGAAGAAATAGAAGAAGCAATCGCCTCTGGAAACTTTGAATATGACGAAACTGGTGCTGCTAGATAACTTTTTACTTGACAAGCATTTTTGTATATGATATAATATGCTTAAATGTTTCTTAGAGTTTTCTTACCTCTTTTTGTAAGACTACTAAGTAAACTCTTTCAATAACTCGATAAGTACAAGGTATACCGTTTGGCGTTGGCCCCTCGTAGGATACCCAACAATAAATGCCCCTGAACTTATATTAGCCACATATAGGAGAAAATCAATGGCTTTTAAAACCGCTGCTGGTTATGGAAACCTACCTAATGGTAACTTTTCACCTGTAATCTACAGTAAAAAAGTTCAGTCGGCTTTCCGTAAAACTAGCATCATTGAAGATATTACCAACAGTGATTACTTTGGTGAGATCTCTAATTTTGGTGATACAGTCCGTATTATCAAAGAACCTGAAATAACGGTTCAAGAATACGCAAGGGGTACGCAAGTAACTCCACAAGACCTAGACGATGAGGACTTTACTCTTGTTGTCGATAAAGCTAACTACTTTGCTTTTAAAATTGACGACATTGAGGAAGCACATTCTCATGTAAACTTTGAATCAATGGCTACTGATCGTGCAGGTTATCGCCTCAAAGATCAGTTTGACCAAGAGATTCTTGGTTATATGTCTGGCTTTAAACAATCTGCACTTCATGCAAATGCAGGTACAGCTAGAGTTGCAGCCGATAAATCTGGTACTGATCCAGTGTCTGTTGCAGCCGATGGTTTGTTAGCTTCTATGTTAATATCCAGAGCAAGTTTTGTTTCTGGTGGTGCTACAACAGACTCCATCGCTACTCACCCTGATGGATCTACTGGTGAAGCAACTCCATTAGAAGTTCTAAACCGCATGGCTCGTTTACTAGACCAGCAAAATGTTGACAGGGATAACCGTTGGGTTGTCGTTGATCCAGTTTTTGCTGAACAGCTAAACGATGAAAACAGCAAGTTGTTAAACAATGACTTTGCTGGTGGACAGAATGCAAATGACATTCTACGAAATGGACGCATCATTAGCGGTCTAATTCGTGGATTCAGAGTTTATCTGTCTAACAACCTACCTTCAATAGGTACAGGTCCAGGAACTATCGACACTAACGGTTCTTCATCGCATTTTGGTGTGGTTCTTGCTGGACACGATTCTGCTGTAGCAACAGCTTCTCAAATCGAGAAAGTAGAATCTTACCGTGACAACGACAGCTTTGCTGACATTGTTCGTGGTATGCATTTGTATGGTCGCAAGATTCTTCGTCCTGAAGCTCTTGTTCGCGCCCACTACAACATCGCAGGTTAAGGAGGATAAATCATGGCTACTTATGATATGACTGATGCCGATACCGTAGGTGTAGGGGCAGACAGCATTGCGGTTTTACCACCAAAATCTGACAGCCACGTTGCCTACACTATTCAGGCTACGTTAGATATTGATGACATGGTTGCAAAAGGATATTCTGGAGCAGATGGAGATATCTTCCAGCTTCTAGAAGTTCCAGCAGGAGTCCTAGTTATCAATGCTGGTGCAGAAGTTATGAAAGCATTCAATTCTTCTGTAACGGCTGATATAGACTTTGCAGCAGGAGATGACATTGTTGATGGTGCAGACGTAACGTCAACAGGTTTCTGTGCAGCAGGTACTAACGGTCAAACCAATGTTATTGGAACTGGTTCAGCTTCAACTTATACTCAATTTATGGCTTCTACAGACACAATTGATGTTAAGTTGGCAGGAGCAGCACCAACAACAGGCAGAATTAGAGTTTACGCTGTTGTCGTTGATTGCAACGAACAGGGTGCAGAACCTACTGCCGCTGCTAGGGATACCCTAGCCTAATTGATTTTGGGGTAGTTCATTAACTTGGGCTACCCCTTTATCTTAATTTGGATATGACATGGCAACAACTTTTATTACACTAGTTAATGATACATTGCGTAGGTTAAATGAGGTTGAATTAACAGCTACTGATTTTCCTACAGCAACAGGTTTTCGCGCTCAAGTAAAAGACTCTGTTAATGCATCATTGCAAGAAATATCTCAAAAAGAATTTGAATTTCCTTTTAACTATACCTCTGCTTCTATAACATTATCAGCAGGTACGGCTGAGTACAGCCTTGCTACTGATTTTAAAGTAGCTGATTGGGATAGTTTTCGTATTGCTAAAGACGATAGTATAAGTGCTGATGCACGATTATTACGATTAATAAACTATGACACATTTATTGCCAGATTTTATGAAAGAGATGGAAACGCAACTTCATCAGATTATGCAAATCCTGTATACATTTATAGAACACTTTCTAATAAAGCAGGATTCTCTCCTATTCCAGATAAGGCTTACACTGTAAATTATAATTACTTTGCTTTTGCAAATGACTTAGTAAATGATACAGATACTATGTCAGTTCCAGATCAATTTAAACACGTTGTTATAGATGGTGCATTGTATCATACTTATATGTTTAGAGATAACGCACAACAAGCAGCGATAACAAAACAAAAGTTTGAAGAAGGTATAGAGCGTATGCGTACACTTCTTATTAATAGATTTACTGATATTAGAGATACAAGAGTAGGGAGACTACTAGCAGTACCACATGGTTCGTTCTAATGACAGACGCTCTTAAAGACGTAACTGTATTATCGCGTGGTGGTTTATTTACCAACGAGGATGCATTAGCACTTGCAGGATCTAATCCAGGTGCTGCACTCCGAATGTTAAATATGGAGATCTCGCAGTTTGGTGGATATCGTAGAGTTAGTGGATATACCTCTTACGACTCAAGTTATGGAACAGTATCTGGAGTAGGTCAGGTATTAGGCATATGGATACTTGGTGGAGTGCCTTATGCAATTAGAAGAAACGATGGTGATTTTACAGGTTCACTAGGGGCTAACCCTTTTACTACTAGTAGTGGTAGTTCAACAATAACTGTAGCGCATACTAGTCATGGACTAGCAGTAGATGACAGAGTTATATTTTCAGGATCTTCTGCTGTTAATGGTGTAACTCCTAATGATGTAGAAATGACAGTAGCATCGGTTGTTGATGCAAATAGTTATACAGTTGTTTTTACTGATAATGCTAGTGGTAGTGGTGCAGGAGGAGGAAGCTCAGTAACATTTAAGGCTTTTGATAAAACACACTCGTTAGGATCAAATCCTTTTACAGTTACTAGTGGTAGTGCAACAGTTACAGTTTCACATACTGCACATGGATTATCTGTAGGAAACTTTGTTACATTTACTGGAAGTTCTGCTGTAGGAGGTATAACACCAAACGCAACAGAAATGGAAGTTGTAACAGTACCAAATGCAAACAGTTATACTGTTACATTTACATCTGCTGCTACTAGTGGTGCTACAGGTGGTGGGAGTTCTGTAACAGCTAAATACAGTCAATACTACACAGTATGGAAGTATACCGTAACTGGTTGGACAAGAGTACATTCATTTAGATCTTCTATAGGTGTATCAAAAGTACGAGATACTTTTAATTCGTTTGTAGGAACAGAAGCAGTTATACTTTGTGATGGTACAAATACTCCAGCAAAGTTTGATGGTACTACGTTTAGTAATCATACAACTAGTGATGATGCAAATCCAACAGGTGCATCTTTTAGTACAGATTTTAAAAACCATCAATTTTATGCAGGATTTCCAACAACAGGACTAGGACCAAATTTATTATTGTTTAGTGAGCCTAACGTAGATAACAGATTTAGATCAGGTAGTGGTTCTGGAACTATTAATGCTGGTTTTAATATTACAGGTCTTGCAAAGTTTAGAGATGCTTTGTATGTATTTGGTAAAGATAAAATTAAAAAATTAACAGGGACATCTTCATCAGATTTTGTTCTTGCAGAAGTAACAGACAATATTGGATGTATTGCTACAGATAGTATTATTGAAATAGGTGGTGACGTATTATTTTTAGCATCAGACGGTATACGTCCTATTCAAGGTACTGCTAGAATTGGTGACGTTGAACTTGAAACTATCTCTAAACCAGTACAGCAATTATTACAAGCATTGCCTAGTACACATGATTTAAATAATATGTCCTCTGTTGTTATTAGAAATAAATCTCAGTTTAGATATTTCTTTCCAAAGACAACTACAGCAGCATCAGATACAGCAGGTATAATAGGTGGTCTTAGATTTGCAGACAGGCGTATTGGTTGGGAGTTTGGAGAGTTACTAGGTATAAGAGCATTCGTTGCTACTAGTGGACTTATAAATAATGTTGAAGTTGTATTACATGGTGATTTAAATGGTGAGATATTTCAACAGGAAAGCGGTAGTACATTTAATACTGAAGATGTAACTGCTGTTTATGCATCTCCTTTTTTGTACTTTGATTCTACAGAAAAGAGAAAAATATTTCAACATATTACATTATTTACTAGACCAGAGGGTGAATCTACAATTAACTTAGGTATAGCATATGATTGGGATGATCCAAATGTACCAGACCCAAGTACATATTCTTTAACTACAGCAGGTGCATTAGCAAGATATACAACAACAGGTAGTACATTTGATGCTACTTTTAGATATGATGGCTCTACAAGTCCAGTGCTAGAGTCAAATATTCAGGGATCGGGTAGGGCGATCTCATTAGTTATAACATCAACAGGAACCCAATCTCCCTATAGTATTAGTGGGTTTTCTATAACTTATCAAGATGCAGGATACAGATAATGGCAGGATATACTAGACAATCAGCAGCACAAATTGTTAGTGGTGAGGTAGTATCAGCAGCACCACTTAATGCAGAATTTAACCAAGTACTAGCAGCTTTTAATAACTCTACAGGCCACTCGCATGACGGTACATCAGCAGAAGGTCCACCAATAGATCGTATTGCAGATGCTGATCAAAATAACAAAGTTCTTATAGATACATCTAACGATCATCTAGAGTTTTATGTGCAAGTTAGTTCTTCTTCTGTGCAACAATTTAGATTGCAAGATGGTGCGATAGTTCCTATAACAGATAATGACATAGATCTAGGTACAGCATCATTAGAATTTAAAGATATGTTTTTAGATGGTACTGCACATATAGACACACTTGACGTTGATGAGAATGCTACTATAGCTGGTACATTAGGTGTTACTGGTGCTTTAACTGGATCAAGCACAATACAAGGAACTACAATAACTGCCACAACTGCATTTGTCCCTGATGCCTCTGATGGTGCTGCATTAGGTACATCATCCTTAGAGTTTAGTGATCTGTTCCTTGCTGATGGTGCAGTAATTAATTTAGGTGATGATCAGGATGTTACACTAACTCATGTAGCTGATACAGGTGTTTTACTAAATAGTACTAGTCAACTACAGTTTGGCGATAGTGGTACTTACATACATCAATCTGCTGACGGTGTATTAGATCTTGTATCAGATAGTGAAGTAGAAATAAACGGCACTACAATAGATATAAATGGTGCTGTAGACATGAGCAGTACACTAGGAGTTACTGGTAAGATTACTGCTGATGCTGGTATTGATATAGACAACTTTAACATAGACGGTACAACCATAGCATTATCCTCTGGTGACATGACACTAGATGCTGCTGGAGATATCATACTAGATGCAGACGGTGCTGATGTACTACTTAAAGATGATGGCACACAGTATGGTGCATTAACAAACAACAGTGGTAACTTAATAATTAAATCTGGTTCTACCACTGCTGCTACATTTACTGGAGCTAACACTGCATTATCTGGAACTCTTAGTGCTACTGCACTTAGCGTAGGTGATGGTAATATAACTAACGTAGGTGATATTGCCCTTGACTCTATTTCTGCTGATGATACCGATATTAATGTAGCAGTAACAGATAACTCAGCCACTGCATTTACAATTAAACAGGGATCAGATGCATATCTTATTATTGATACAGCTAACAGTAGCGAGTCAGTATCTATTGGTACTGGCATATCTGGCACTGCTATAACAATAGGACATGGTACTTCTGAAGTAACTATAGGTGATAACTTAACTGTTGCAGGAAACTTAACAGTAAGCGGTACACAAACAATAGTAGATACAGTTACTATGAATGCACAGAATGCAATCGTATTTGAAGGTGCTACTGCTGATGACCATGAGACTACATTATCTATTGTAGATCCTACTGCTGATCGTACAATTAACTTACCTAACCAATCTGGTACAATACCTGTATTAGCAGCAGTAAGTACAACACAGATTACATCTACACCAGAAGAACTAAACATACTCGATGGTGTTACATCAACAGCAGCAGAGTTAAATATACTTGACGGTGCTACAGTTACTGCCACTGAACTAAACATTATGGATGGTGATACATCAGCGTCAAGCACCACAATAGCTGATGCAGATAGGGTTGTTGTTAATGACGATGGCACAATGAAGCAGGTTGCAGTTACAGACTTAGCTGCATACTTTGATGATGAAATAACAGCCATGCCAAACCTAGTTACTACTGGTGCATTAAACAGTGGTAGTATCTCTACAGGGTTTGGTGCAATAAACAATGGGTCATCTGCTATAACTACTACAGGCACAGTTACCTTTGGTTCATTATCAGATGGCACTATAACAATTACAGGCTTTGCTGATGAGGATGACTTCTCTTCTAATAGTGCTACGCTAATACCTACACAACAATCTGTAAAAGCATTAGTAGATTCATCCTTTAACGTATCAGGTCTAAATGCTACTGGTGCAGAACTAAACACTGTTGCTGATGCCTCTGCTGTTAGTATAGATACTAGCACTGCCATAGCAAACAACGATGCTATACTCATGCATGACTCTAGTGCTTCAGTAATGAAATACTTTGATGTTGATCTGTTAGACACATACTATGCAAGTACAACGCAAACTTTATCAAATAAAACCTTGACAGCACCTAAAATAGTTGATGGTGGTTTTATAGCAGATGCAAACGGTAATGAAGCTATAGTATTACAGACTGCTAGTTCTGCTG